CATTCATACCGCCAGCACCTAAAGTATAACCACCGTAAGCTCCTGCTGCTGCACCAAAAAGTCTTCCTAACCCTGAAGCCCCTGATTTTTTTGCTTGTTTGTAACCTCTATAACCACCATAGGCTGCAAGTATGTAAGGTATCATTAATTATATTCTCCTTTTAAGATCTTAAAGTTAAGATAATAACATTTTACTTAGCAGGTTTCAACTCGTCCATGAAGGAACCTTCGTATTGATGTTCCCCAACATGAATGATTGAGTCAGTAACATAAGCATAACATTCACCTCCAATATCTTTCCAAAGCTTACAAAAAGAGAAATCTTCTCCTAAATAAGTTTTAGTTTCTGGGTCATGTATACAATCAAAAAAGTTCCACATGTGGGGTTTGTTTACGTACTCTCCATTTATAACTGTCTTTTGGATAATGCCTTTTTCTGGATATTTTTCAATTAATTTATTAAACACATCTCTTTTAATCAACATACATCCTGTTGGACTATGTGTAACTTTTATAACACCATTGTCTAAAGTAATATCTTTGTGGTTTTCTACCCTCATAGGGTATGAATTAAATGATTTTTTTAAATCATCTACGTTTTTAATTTTATTGTTATTAATCTTTTCCATGGCTTTATCCCACATAATAGTTTTAAGTGGGTAAGGTATTGAAATAATTTCTTTATCTTTTTTTATCATTTCAATAATACTTTTTGCATTAAAATAGATATCAGAATCAATAAAAAGCATATGACTGTAATTAGATTCTAAAAAACCTGAAACACATAAATTTCTACCTTGAGTAATTAAGGAAGATTTTAACAATTGAAATGTAATTTTTATTTTTTCTTTAAAACATATTTGTTGTAATTCTAGTAATGCTTGTGTGTAATGTATTGAACACTCACTGTGTACAGGAGTTGCAACGAATAAAGATGTCCTTGGTGTCGTTTGTCCGGTGTCCGTTTTCCACATTGGAATAGTGGCTTTTTCATAAGGATCCATCACTCTAGCTTCTTTTAATGTTTGATAAGTATCCTCATTTATTGTTTCTTTCATTAATAACTCCTTTCAAAAAGTTGGTCCACTCCATTCCCTTTTTTTCCCAACTGTAAAATCTTTTATAAAATTTTTGTTGTTCTTCTAAATGATCTTGCATAAAATCTTCATGTAAATAGGAAGATGCAACATCAATTGCTGCTGCAGTATCTTTAGCCATTTGTTCGTAATTCTTTGAGTAGTTAATGTATACAGGCCACTCAGCACAAGTTTCGTATAAAGCACCGAAGTTATTTGTAATAACATGAACTCCTGAGGCCAATGCTTCTAGAGCTGAAGCACATGAAGTTTCTTCAAATATACTTGGGTAAACAAACATGTCATATTCAGGCATGTGTTCTAATATGTATTCATTGGGTTTGTATCCTATGTAATTTACATTAGTTAATTTTTTAGCTTGTTCGTACAAAGGAATAAAATCTTGATCGCTTTCTTTTTCAAATTCTGAACCATATATTTTTGCAGAGCTATAAACATCTAATGTAACATTAAGGTTTTCAACATCTTGCATAGCACGCAATAACACATTTAAACCTCTCCAAGGAGTGCAATGATGTATAAGCTTAACAGGTGTTCCTTTTTTATGTACTTTCCTTTTAGGAAAGTTAGCTATTCCGTTTTTTATTACTATTGATTTTTCAGTTGGTATATCAAAGACCATTCTAAACTTTTCATAGTTCCAATGACTATTAAAAATATACCAGTCATACTCATCGTGCCTGTCCTTGTTGTTAAAAAATTCTTGTAAATTAGGTTGATCCCAAGAATTTTTTTGCCATAAAATATTTATTTTATTTGGATCTAAAGGAACTTTACCAGGTATGGATGTACAAATTTGAAATTGATCCAATATATCTTTTGCTACATACTTTTGTAACATTTCCATTTGGATTTCAGTTGCACCTCTGGGTTTCATTATTCTTTTGTATGTGCACCTAAGGTTACTCTTGTTACAGTTATTTCGAGGTCTTGTCTAAAATCATCCACAGTAGTGTCAGTATTGGGATCAGCAACATCAGAATCAAAATGATTTTTACTATCGTATACCTTTCCCGTTCTTTTGTTTTTAATAATTTCTTTTGCTTCTGCGGGTATTTTAATAGGATCACTCATTTTTGTCTACGTCCTTGTCTATTATATTTTTTATTGTGTTGCAACTTCTTTTTTTTGTTAGGACTTTTACAATGTGTTCGAGGTCTTTTTCTAGGTTGATCTCTTTCAACAAAGTCTTTAAATTTTCTAGCCATTTTCCTGTGATCTGTCTATAAGCGCATAACTAACTGCACCAGTAATTGTGTTTGCACTTGCTGCTTGAACTTTAAGGACATCACTTGCTTCCATATTTAAACTTGATGTCACCATGTTTGTAAAATTTTTATTTAATTGTGCATGACTTATTTCAACATCCGATCCTCCAGATTTTTGTAAAAAAACATCTACGTCTACGTTTGAAGCAGTTTTATGGTTTGCTTGAAATGATTTCACAATAATAGTTGCATCAGTAGGACAAGTAAGAACTGTTGTCTTATCTGTGTTTGTTAAATCAAATGTTGCACTTTTATATCTAATTGTCATTGCATAAAGTAATTAAACGTATCTTGTTCGTTTTTCAAGTCTTGTTGATACGATGTATTTAATTGATTTTCAATAGTAGCTAAACCTTGGTTTATTTGTCTAAAACCCTCAGCTGAATATTCTTGTGGTGGCTCAGGTACATAAACATTTATTTTTGCCATTATCTTCTTCCATCTTGATTAACATCTGCTCTAAAAGTACCGAATCTCCATGTTTCATTAACAGCTGTGTTTTGTATTTTAATATTTGCAAGTCTTCCTCTAGCTCTTGTATCTATTTTTTGTGTAGTTGAATTTATAGTAAAAGGACCTAATTGTGAACCTGTTCCTGCATCAACAGGAAAATTTTTAAGAAATATTGTTACTATAGCGTTGCCTTGTAAATTTTTAAAATCTGGTAAGAATCTGCTTACTCTTAATAAATATTCTCCATCACCATCTGTTGGTAAATCAAAGTCGCCAGATTGTATGTAGGCTGGAATTGCTGTTGTAGTCCCAGTTAAAGATACTTCATTATTTCCTACTTCATGTGCATAATATAAAGATGAACCAAAAGTATTTGTAGCACCGCTTAGAGTTGTCAAAGTTGGAGTATTAGTTGAAGTATATTCAGTTGCATAAGGAACTGCATAAGTACTTGCATCAGCGTAAGAACTTCTAGCCAATGTCATTGTAGACCAACTGTTTTCTACATAATTATAAACTACGGATCTGTTGTTTTGTGTAGCTGGACTTCCCGCCGGCGTTCCTGCAGGATAAAACCAAATTATTTCATTAAATAACGAATTATGAGATGCATATATAATTTCATTAGAAGAATAGTTTATACCAACATTTGATCCGGTGGTCGTGAATACAAAGTCCTCTACAAGTGATGGAAGTAATTTAACTGTACCATCAAATACAAAGAATCCTCCTCCTGAACCCATCCAATAAACCCTACCATCTGCGTAAACAACTGCGTGTTGACCAATACATCCACAGTTAGAACCCACTTGTCTTATTGAAAAAGTAAATGGAGGACCAACAAATTGCATAGTGTAAGCTGCTTGGTCTGTTAAAATTAAATTATAATCTTTACCTGAAACGGCAGCTACAATTTTATTACCTGTATCCAATCTAAAAGTACCCGCTGTATTAACTGACGTTGGTTGATAAACACTGTAATTCTCTTGATCACTAAATCTAATAAACATAGGATCTTGTGTTGTTGTATCTCCTATTGTTGTTTCTGTTCCAAAATGTACAACGTGTCTATCTCTATCGGAAGTAATGGTAAGTCTTGTTTTTGTAGGAGCTCCAGTCATAATTACAGCTCTAACTTCTAAAGGATTTGACACAGCTGGATTCCATACAAACGTTTTACCATCTTTAACTGTAGCAACTAATTGTGCACCAAAATTATCAAGTGACCATGATCCAGGATCTAGAATAACCGAAGAAGTTGTAGAACCTGAACCCCAAGTTAA